CCGTAATTGTCTGGATTGCTGGCAGGATTTCCAGCACCTTCTGGCAGGTCTGGAGGGCCCCCTTCGTCCCGCTGGTGAACTCCGTCACGACGTGCAGCGTGAAGGGAAGGTCAGTCTCCAGCCGGTGCTGCCGAAGGTCGTAGATCTTCTTCCCCTGCGGGTTCGTGGTTCCCGTGTCCGTCTCGTCCACGCGGTAGTTGTGCATGTACGTGTCGATGTCCGGGCCCTGCAGGACCACGGTCGGTGTCGTCGCGTCGTCGCCAAAGGGAATGCTCTCTCCCGCCGGCGTCACCACTACCTCAACGCCCGGGAGTTGCGCTGCCAGCTCAAGCGCGAGCGCTTCCGTTGCCTGTTCGATCCTCGTGCTCATTTCACCTTCATCCGAACGAGCGCTCCTGCCGCGTCTCCGCCGCTGCCGTACATCTTCTCGATGATCTCCGCGTACTTGTATCCCGCGGCCTTCCCATGGGCTTTCAGGGTCCGCTTCACAAACGGGCGCGGTGGGATGCGCCACCGCTTGCCGCTGGCCCCGCCGTCCTTCGCCAGCACGCCGAAGTGCAGGATCTCTGCGAGGTCGACAACGTCCCCCTTCGTGCCCCGGTGGATGGTCCCGCGCTTCACGCCAATGAACCCGAAATTCTCGTTCACGTAGTGCGGGTGGATATTCCCGATGAGGTCGCCCTTGTCGATGAGCGGGGTGCTGCTTCCCTTCCGGTCGATCGTTGATGCCGCGTTCTCGGGCCACGGTCTTCCAACGGTCATGCCCCGGCTCCGCACTGCCTTCACCATCCTGCGCTCCAGAAGTGCGAGCGCTTGCTTCATCGCGATCTCTTTCGCCCGTCCAGAGAAGAGCTGCGCGCTCAGCCGGCTGCCGAACATCTTCTGCACCTTCGCCCAATCCGCGGTCCCGAGCAGCTTGAGCCCCTGCCCGGCGAGACCCTTGAGCGCTGCGAGGAAGCCGGCCGCTGCCATCTACTCCCCCTTGTCCTTCGACGCGAAGATGAGCATGACCATGTTCGCATCGGTGTAGTGCACCTTCGGGCGCTTCTCCGTGACGTAGTACTCCACGTCACGCGATCCGATCTTCGAAATCTTCGCCCGCTGGTTCACGAGTGCTGCGTCGTCCTCCTTTGCGAAGAGGTATCCGTCTCCCCGCTCTTGGAAGCCGGTGATCATCGGGTTCACCAGCTTCCCCGTGTTGTAGTGCACCTGCGCTTTGATCTCGAACGCGGTTCCGTACTGCGTTACTCCTCCTGTCTTCGTCGGCTCCTTGAAGACGGGGTTGTAGTGCGCGGCGTCAGTGTCCACGTTCGCTATCGTGCACGGAACGGGATGGATGAGCTTCGGCCTCACGCCATCCCCATCGCAATTGGCCGGCGGTATCGCGCCAGAACGGTGTCGATCTCGGGGTCCCCTGTCGGGCCACCGGTCGCGATCAGGTCGGCCAGTTTGTAGCTATGTCGGTCCGTCTCTTCCTCGATCAGTCGGCCTCGGTCAATGACCTCGCGGCGGTTGGCGTCGGTGTACATCTGTCCGATCTCCGCGAGCGCGAGTTTCACGCAGACCTTTCCGATGAGCGCCGGCGTGGCCGGGGTCCCCGTGGGGTCGTCGACGTATCCGAAGCTACCCTGCACGGTCACGTTCTGATGCCCTTTCGTCAGGTCGAACTCGAACACGATCTTGGGATTTTTTCGGTCGTCCGGCACCGTCCGGTTGTAGACGTAGTAGCTGTCTGTCAGGATCTCGACCTCGTTGAGTGTCACGGTCGTCACTGAGATCACGGGGATCGGCAGGTGAAGGACGCGCTGCCCTTCTCCGTCAAACGTGAGCGTGAGCGCCCGGCTCTCGAACCACTGCCCGGTCACGATGTCGATGTACGCCGTCGCGAGTTCGAGCGCGTGATCGAGGCGGTCGGTGTCGCCGCTCGGGGCCCCCTCGTCTATCAGGTCCTGCCGTGTCGCGTAGTTACCCAATGCGATACCTCATCAACTCGACCCCCTTGAACCGGAGGTAGCACGCGAGCCCGATGTCTTCCGTCTCGAACAGGCCTTCCCCGTCCCGGAAGTACATCGTGAGTTTCTTCCCGCGCGCCCGTTGCAGGAGCTTCTTCATGTCCCGCATGATGCCGTCGAAGGTCTTGAAGTCGCTGTTCAGCCACTCGACGTGCAGAAGCTCGCAGTTCGTGAGCGGTCGCCCCTCTCTCTCCGCCCTCATCCCGGTCTACTCCGTGATGCGGAACCGGCCCGGGAACCTGTTCAGCATGTCCAGCGCGATGCGTTTCGGGACCATCTGCGTCGACATCCCTGACCACTTGTACTTGCCGAACGTGCACTTCGCCGCGACCTTCTGCGCCAGAGGAACCTTTCTGTCGAGGTCCTCGGGCTGCTTCTTCGGCGCAGCTGGCTTTTCTGCCTTCGGTTCGGCCTTCTCCTTCGGGGGGGCCTTCTTCTCGGCCTTCGGCTTCGCGCCCTTCGTGGGAACGTCCTTGGTCGTGATCGGTCCGCCCGGTTGCTCCCCGGGGCTCTGCGCCGCGATCACGGCGTCGATCAGTGCGTCCCTGTCGTCGACCTCGGTGACGTTCACGTTCACATCGGCCGCGTACTCGATCAGCTCCTCGTCGCTCAGCTTGGAAAGCTGCTTCCGGTTCAGTTTCTTCGACATCGTTTCCTCCTCATCTGTTCACACAACGGCGCGTGGCAGCCGAGAGATCCCCCCGCGACCGCCACGCGCCATGCGCTTCTCTTCTCTCTCGGCTACGCGTTGAGGCCGTCGCCGAAGCTGACCGCGTTGACTTCCTCCAACTGGAAGGCCAGACGCATGGTCACGTTGTAGTACCGAAGGTCCTGCATGACGCTCTCCAGCGCCATGTCGGTGCTCTTCACCTTGATGCGCCGGCGGATGCCGAGGATCAGGTTCATGGGGTCCGTCAGGACGATCGTGTCGTCGGGCAGCGAGGGGACCGTGACGATCGGGACGCCGAGGGGCCGCATGGCGCCCACGTCGTTCCCCACCAGCGGGGCGTCGCCCGCGGGGGTGCCCCGGTTCGTCAGGTACTCACGCCAGATGCTCGCCTGATTGACGCTCATGAGCCAGCGGAGCCGGGCCAGAGCGCCGCCTCGCCGGTACTGGCTTGGCAGGTTGCGCATGATCTGGAAGAAGTGTCCCTTCTCGATGTCGCCGGTGTTGATGGCCGACAGGTCGAGGTAGTTCGCCCCTCCCGAGTACATCTTCTTGAGCCACCCGTCCTGATCGCCGATCAGCCCATGGCGGACCCACGTGACGGTCTTCGGCTGCGTGTGCGACGCGATGGTCGTCCCGTTCTGGGCCCGGGCGCAGTTCTTGAAGGTGTTCGTCGCCGTGTCGACGGTCTCGTACTTGAGCAGCTCGCTCTCGATCTGGATGTAGCCCGAGGTGCCCGTCCGGGGGAAGCCCGTGATGCCACCGGAGCACACCACGTCGATCGGATCGGTCGTGCCGTCGATCGATGTGGTCATGGTCGCGGTCGGGGCCGCCCCGCTGTAGACGGTGTCGCCGTTGATGCCGAGGTCTTCGATGTCCAGACCGAACTGCGACGCCATGAGCCGGGCAACCCGGTCCTCGTAGCTCTCGCCTTCGATGTTGTCCTCGATGACCTCTTCGGTGAGCGCCCACGGAAGACCGTACTTCTTCGCGGTCAGCGTGATCTTCCCGTGCTGCGGCGAGCGCAGGTAGTTGACGTGGGTCGTGTCGTTCTCCGCCATCGCGCGGGCGATGCGGCTGCCGATCCCGACCTTGTCGATCTCCATGCTCGACGAGCCCATGCTGACCGTGCGAACGATCTGCGTCAGGGCGGTGCTCTCGCGGACCGTCTCGATGAAGACCCGCGACTGTTCCGTGTTGAGGATGCCGCCGGCGCCGACGATCGTGGTGTCGGTCACTGCCTTGCGGACTGCCTCTTTGTTGGACATTCCCATGGTGTCCCTCCTCCTACTCGTTGACCGCGGGCGGTCGGATGAAGACGCCCTTGAAGACGCTCTCCGATGCCTCGTCGTTGCCGTCGGACTTCTCCGTGGCTTCGTTGTCCGGGAGGGCGTTGCTCGCGGCGCGGCCCTTCTCGAACTCGTCGATGCGACCGGTGAGGGCAGTCACCTGCTCGGCGATCCCCTTCACCATCTTGACGACCTCGGAGTTGTCCGTGGTCTCGGGTGTCTCCGCACCCTTTGCCGGCTCCTCCGGCTTGTCGCCCTTCTCGGGCTCCGTCTTCTCGTCTCCCGTTTCCGGGTGTTCCGGCTGATCGTCCGCGGCTTTGTTGGAGAGCGCGTCGATACGCGCGTCCAGCTTCTGGACCGCTCCGGTCAGCTCGGTGAGCATTGCTTTCAGCTCTTCGCTCATCGCCTGATCCTCCTCCGACCGTTTCGGCGTGATCTTTTCGAGCAGCCTCATCAAGAAGCCGCGTTCGTCTCCCTCTGTCTCCTGTCCCTTCTCCGTACGCTCCCCCGAAGGCAGCTCCCCCGGCACGGCCGCGCACTTGATGCTGGCGAACTCCTCGCCATTGGCTCCCTGCGTCACGATGGAGATGTATTTCGCGTGCAGTCCGACCAGTTCTTTGGCCTTGATCTTGCCCATGGTCTACGCTGCCTCCTCCTCGTAGGGGTTGACAAAGTTGCCTTCGTCGTCGATCCACCGACTGTCCAGCTCCCGGGTCTTCCCCCGGCGCGCGGTCCCCGCGAACGAGAACGCTTTGTACTCGCCCTTGAGAACCTTCTTCCAGACCTCGTCGCTGTGGATCTTGACCTCGACCACCCATGCTCCCTCGGGGAAATCCGGGTCGCCGGCGCGGGCGATGAAATTCTGCGTGATGCTCGCGACGCCGTGCACGAAATCGTGCATCTCGTCGACGCGCTGGTGGTTCTGCATGAAGAAGTCGGAGGCCTTCTCGATCTCCGCGGCCTCCATGTAGTCGCCGTCGCTGTCTGGCTGCAGGGGCGCGTACACGATCCCCATGACCTTCCGCTGCTTCGGCTTCACCTTCACGATCGAGAACGTCCGCCGTTCGCGGATGTCTTCCCCGCTGTCCTTCGTCTCCTCGACCTTCTTCGTGAACGCGGTCGGCTTTGCTCCGGTGATCGCCTCTGCTTCACGGAGGAACATGTACAGCTCCAGCTCCTCCGTGGTCTCGTTACCCTGCCCGCGGCGCTTGCGGTCGTCGATCCGGCGCTTCATCTCAGCGACGGCCGCGCGCTTCACGTCGTTGATGTCCTCGCAGTCCATGCACTCAGCGCGCACGGGATCGTCGGCGCTGGCCGGGCTCTTCCACGTTTCGAGGCTGTAGTGCTTCGCCGTGTTCGTGATCTCTCCGTCGAGAGGTCCGGAGATCCCGTTGCGGGACTTGATGCTCTCGGCTGCGCGCACCGGACAGACTGGCCGGGTCCGGGCCGCCATGATTGCCATCCGCCGGATGGTCCCTCGGATGGGAGCCATGCTCTCGGCGTCGATCGCTCCACCGGCCACGCGCGAGAAGAACGTGCGCCACGCTCGGCGGTATGCTCCCCGTCCGCCCTTGAACTCGTACGAGCTGTTCGTTCCGTATGGGTTGCGCGGGGAGATCAGGTCAACGGTCTCTCTCTCGGCCTGCTTCTGTTGTTCTCCCAACCTCTTCTCCTGTTCGGCCATCGCTGAGATGTCCTCGGGTGTCGCTTCCTCGATGGGGAGCACGGTGCCGTCTGTCATGGGCACCACGTTGTCCAGCCCCTTCCCTCCGGTCGCTGCCTCGAAGGTCTTCCCGTTGTGGGCCTTGCAATGGCTGCGCGCCACGCCTTCCGTCCACGATGTCCGTCTGTAGCGGTATGCCTGATCGGCGAAGTCGCCTGTGTCTCTCAGGACACCGATGATCGCTCGGTATTTCTTCCCCTTGGCCTCCCCGGGTCCGGTGGCCGTTCGTTGCTGGCTGATGAACCGGGTGAAGTCGCCCGGGTCGCGAAGGCGGCACGCATGCTCATTCGGATACGGCATCCGTCAGGCCTCCTGTTTGGAGCGCTTGGGTAGCTGCAAGGAAATTCCGCTCCCCTCCTATCAGGATAGTATCGCGGCGCCCCGGTTGTGTCAAGCGAACCACGCCACAATCCTGCATCGGCATCTTCCGTGGTATTGTGGGGCGTTGAGGCCCATTGCCTGCAGCTCGTCGCTCGTCAGCGTCCCCTTCGGTGGAAGCGCCCCGTGCCCGGGCAGGATGATGTCGAACAGGCCTTCGTCGTTCCGTCTTGCGCTCATCCACGGCAGGATCGCTTTGACATCCTCCAGCGTCGAGGCCTCGTCGAGCCGGGCGAAATTCTGCAGCGTCAGCGGCACGCTGAATATCGTCCCATCCATGTACTCGCAGATGGGGCATGTTCGTTCGTCCATCACAGCCACGATCTCGTACTTGTCGAGGCGGGCTTCGTCGTAGAATTTGACGGAGCTGTAGCTCCTCGCGTTGACGATTGCGTAGCTACTCAGGATCTCCCAATACGATGGCGCGCGCACTACGTCGTTCGCCATCCTCTGCTCCAACCGTGCCGCAAGCTCTCCCCTGTTGAGCGATGCTCCTTCCTCGATGGTCCGGCGGATCACGCGGTCGGCCTTCGCGGTCACGTTGTCCGTGAAGTGGTCGCCGATGAACATGGTGTTGTGTCGTGTCAGCCTGTCGATGGCGATGTCGTCTGCTACTGCGAAGGTCGCGCGCTCAGCGAACTCCGCTGCAACTCCTTCTTTCGATGCGTGGTAGTACGCGTCGGTCGCCGACAGGATTTCCTCGGAGCCCATCGGAGCGATGATCTCTCCGTGCTGCACCAGCGCATCCTTCGATGCGCGGATCATCCTCTCTACCTGCCCGGCGTCCCGGGGGTCCATGTCTGCGATGGCGCGACGGATGCGGTTGATCGTCACGCGCTCCTGCGGGGCAACTCTCTTCCCAACATTCTCCGCTGTCCGTGCGATCACGGGGTCCGGGTTCGGTGCTTCTCTGAGCACGCCGAACCGCTGCAACGCGATCGTGCTCTCGTAGTGGAGTTGGTTGACGAGCGTGATCCGCACTACTTGCGTACCGGTTTCCCGTTCCCTCCGGCCTTCGCCAGCTCACGGTATCCGCTCAGCCACGGTAGTGGTCCGACCTTCGACGCTGCCTGCCGCAGCCGCATCAGGCTTTCGAGCACGGCCTCCGCTCTCGTCGTGAGCTGTTGTTCCGGGCTCGCGCTTTTCTCGGGGGGGGCCCCCGTCACTCCGCTGTTTCCGAGCAACGGCTGCACGAGTTTCTGCGGCAGGTCCAGCCATGCCGGGTCGAGCGCGTCCATGTCAACGCTGATGCCGAAGAGGCTCGCGTACCCTTCGATCACTTGACGCAGTGGCATGCCCGCGTTGCTCGCCTTGAGCCAGTTCGTTGCCTGCTCCGTCACGTCCTGCACCGGCGCCGATGCCGTCGCGTATTTCCAGAACGTGTACCCGAGTTCCGGCCAGATGATCCTGTTCATCCAGAAGTCGAAGCCGGCGCGCGCGGGCTTGAAGACCTGCTCCTCCGCGATCTTCCTGCTCTCCAACGCAGTCGCCCGGCTGTAGTCTTCGCTCAGCCCGAGGTAGATCGGTGGAAGTCGGAAGCTGCTGCGGAGCTTCGTCCGGTTGTCCTTGTCGTAACTCGCGAACATCTGATCGTCGATGCCGCCAAGCTCCTTGATCTCGATCTTCGCCGGCGCCGCGGCTTCCCCGGGTCCGGGGCTCTCGGTGACTGCTTCCAGCACGAGCGCCTTGTGGAAATTCTCGCGGTGTCGTCCCTTCTCCTCCGTGAACTCCCGAATGCGGTCCATGACCTCCTTCGTCATGTTCGCTCCGCTGACGAGCACGACCATCTTGCCGAGCCCCTGATGCTCGAAGGTATGCCAGTTGACTTCCTCCGCTGCGCGGCTACCCGCGACGCTGAGAATGTTCCCGATCCACCGCGGCACTCCGTAGGGGCTCCGGCTGTAGCCGATGCTCCAGTGCACGACCTCCGTTGCCTCGACGATTGACATCTTCTTCTCGCGGTACATCGCTTCCAGCTCGGGGGTCAGCTCCTTGCCTGTCCGCGCGTCGATGCGCCGGCGGTCTCCGAGTTCCTTGAACCAGACCTTTTTGTCGCCGATCTTTTGGCAGTGCATTCGGAACCGGCGGTAGTACGTGCTGCTCCTGTCGTATTCCCACTTGTGGGCCATGAGCCGCGGGGCCCGCACCCTCTGTCGCTCTCCCTCTCCCGTCATGCGCATGGTCTCCGGCTTGAGCCGGATGAACCCGTCGACGCGCCCTGTCTTTTCCGTCCGTTGGATCTCCCACCACGCATTGCCCGTGACTTCGAGGTCGCGCTGTCTCTGCTTGCGAAGCTCGGTGAGGTCCTGATCGTAGCACGCGTAGTCGAGGAAGGTCTCGGCGCGCTCGCGTTCGTTCTTCATCCTGCGCTGCAGTGCTTCGCGTTCGTCCTCCGGGGGGAGCGGGTCCAGTCGGTACCCGAACCCGCACACGTTCTCGGCCATTGTGTCGATGCATTGCGGGAGAATGTTGCTCTGCTCCACGAGCTGCATCAGGTCCTCGGGGTGGTAGGGCGGCTCGATCAGTCCGTCCTGCTTGTACTCCCCCTTCTTCCACGGGTCCTTGAGGCGCGCGCTCGCCCGCCGGCTGGCCCGGAATACCATCGCCCGGCAAGTCCGGGTCTGTCTTGCGACCGTCTTATCGATCGTCGTTCCCATGCTCTCCTCCTAGAAGGTCATCGCGCGAACGGAGCCGCGCGTCTGTCGTCCGCTCATGCAGGCAGTGTACCACTTGAGCATCTGTCTGGCTATCAATTTTGCAAGCACTGTGTCGTCGTACCCCCCCGCCGGATGCGTCTCTTTCATCCGCTCGTTGTACTCCCACTGGCGAAGCTCTTTGAGGCCTTCGGTGTCGTCTGCCGCAAGGTGTAGTCCGTCCTCGGTGATGTCCTTGTCGAAGTCCATCACGGCGACCTTCCGGGTCCTCTCGTTCGTCCGGAAGCCGAGGTTGTGGCGCTCGCAGTAGATCCTGTAGGGCATGTTCTCCTGCCCGATCTCTCCCGCTGCCTGCCGCCAGAGCTGAGCGAGCCGCACGAGCACCGCATGCCCGGTCTCGTTGCACTCGATCCCAACCAGTCCGCCGCACTCCATCAGCCACGGGTGCATGCGCTCGGCGAACTCGTCGGGCTTCCACCGGCCGCGGATCTGGTGAATGAACTCTCCCGTGTCAGCGTCCAACGTCTCCAGCACGCTGTAGGCTCCCCCGGGGACGCCGAGCGATGTGTCGGCGCCGTGCACGTGCCGATGGGTCAGGTCCGGCTTTCTCCACGCTGTCGATGGAACGATGAGGTCCGGGTTGAAGACCGTGTGGCCGGCGTGCAGGAACTCCGTGCTGTACTCCCCCTCGAATTTCCGGCTCCGCCGGCTCGGCTTCTTCCCGCCCTCTACCGCGATCTTCGGGTAGCTCATGTCCCCGAGTTCGAACATCTTCCAGCGGCGCCACATGAGCTGTTCGTTGCTCAGCCCGTAGTCCTTCCGCAGCCGGCGCTCCTCCGGGTCAAGCTCTATCCGTCCCCCGCTCAGCGCTCGCCCGGGGCGCACGGCCGGCGGCATGTCGGCCCACTGGTCCTTCGGGATGGCGTAGGTTCGGTCGCAGAACCACGGGTATCGGTGCAGGCGGTAGGCGCTGTCCCCGGCGCTGGCGGCCTCGCACATCTTCCAGAAGATCCCGCCAACACCGTTCGTCGTGCTCTCCACGGCGATGTTGCCGCTCATGGGGACGCTCTCGGTGAAGCCAGCGATCAGCTCGTCGATGTTCCGCGCGTCCCAGAAGGCGACCTCGGTCAGCATCAGGTTGTGGGTCGTCCCGCTCCGTGCCGTCCTGCTCCTGTAGGTCCCGATCCACATGCGGCTCCCAAGGCGGTCGAAGAACAGCTCTCCCCGGTTGTCGTACTTCACGTGCGGGCGCATGTCCGGCGGAAGTCCGCGCAGCATCAGCTTCGCCGCTTCCAGCATCCGCTCCATGGCGGTCCCGTCGTGCCCTACGATGAGGGTGTTCGTCCCCTCGTTGGTGATGGTGTTCCAGAGGTAGTAGGCCAGCAGGATCGTGGACATGCCGATCTGCCGTGCCTTCACGATGATGTCCCGGCCCCCGCGGTACAGGCTCCCGCGGGAACTGCGGTGGGCCATGTAGTGCTTCTGCATGTCGTTGAGGAGCATGGGCCGGATGGCCTGCTCCTTCGTCCGAACGAGGAAGTAGCTCTGAATGAACGCGACGGGGTTGCTGACGATCTCCTCGAAGGTCAGCGTCTCCGCTGCGTTACCCACTCAGGTTCATGTCTCGATCCAGCATCGCAGCACGTCCCACAGGTTGTCAGCTTCTCCGACGTGGCCCGGTCGGCCTCCCGCGTTGACGCCGCCGGCTCAGCGCCGGCCTATTCGCTCTCTCACGTGGTCTCTCGCTCTGCCCATCGTCCCTCGGGTGTAGCGCGCAGCCTCAGGTGAATTGACCAGCATGTCCGCACGTGCGAGGTAGTCGAAGGCGACTTTCCCGGCGCCTTCCTCCTCCGCGCCCTCTGCGAGACGGCAGTACGTGAAGGCCAGCATCGCCGTGGCCTCAGGCCACCCCGGCTTCAGCTCCCGGGCCTTCCGGTAGTACCCTTCCGCGGCGCCCCATTTGCCCCTGTTGTACGCGTCGTGACCTGACCTCACCTGCACGATGGCGGCGCAAGCCAGCACGTTGCTCTCGCTCTCGATCCCGGGGGTCCTCTGCATCTCCGCAACGACTTCCCGGGCCCGGGCTGTCTCCCCGCACCGAAGGCATGCGTACGCGAGGTTCACGCCAGCATGCAAGGCCACGTAGGCCGTCCGTTCGTTGGTGAACGCATCCTCGTACCACCGGATGGCTCCGCAATGGTCTCCCCGCCGGCGGCGAAGCTCTCCAACGAGCAGGGGCGCCATGCCCTCCCTCCCGGCGCCGGCCACCATCAGGTAGTCCAACAGCATCTCCTCCGCACGAGCATGTCCGACGGTGTAGTTCGTCGCCGCGGGATTGTTCCGCGGGTCCCCTCCGTACTCCGCCCGGTTGTAGGCCAAGACAGCGAGGTCGTACTGGAGCTGCAGGGGGTCCCGGCTTGCCCCGTCCACCCTCTCCACCCTAGGTGTCAGGTGCGAAGTCCGCTCCAGCATCTTTTCAGTTGTATCAGGTTCTCGCACCTTCTCAGCTATCCACGGTGCGCCAATGACGAACCCGGCTGCCGCAGCCACGACCAGCGCGACGATGATGAGGCATCTCGCGTCTCTCATCCGAGTATCCACGCTCCCCTCCCTAGTTGTTCTCGACCGGCATCATCTCGATCTCGCACTCCTCAAGCTCCAGCGTCGGGCTCCTCCGCATCGTGATCGACGTGATCGTGTGTTCCGGGTTGTCCTGCTTCGCTGCGAGGATCAGTTCCCGGACCATCCGGTCTTCCTTCGTCGCCCCCGGTCGGGCCCCCCTCTTCGCGAGCCTTTGCGTCCATGCTAGCGCGTCGATCTGCCTCACGTGCTGCCTCCGCGAGCCCTTGTTTCAGGCGCTCCTCGTGTTCACGTTTCGCGGCCTCGTAGGCCTCTTTCGAGATCCACTTGTACGGCTGGCCGCAGCGGCACGGAACGTATCGTCCCGTCTTCCTGTCGATGCCGATGTGTCCTCGACCGAAGCATCGCTTGCAGTTCGCCTTCGGGTATCGTCTCAGGAGCCAGTAGCCCGGCTCGTCTCTCTTCTCTCCCGGGGCCGGCTCGGGGTCGGCGAGCACGGCTTCCTTCGGCACAGGCAACTGTACCACGTTCCCTGTCTCAGTGTCCACACCTTCCCCCTTCCGGCGGCTCCTCGGGATACGGGTCATGGGGTGGCAGGTGGGGCTCCGGTGGTCGGTTGGCCCCTCCACCACCTGCCATCCTGCTCCCGATCCAGAGCCCTGCGAGCGCTGCTAGAACAATCCAGAACATCCTACTGGCCTCCCCGGGTCGCTCGTCTTCCTTCCCCCGCTCGATATCGGGGCTGGCGGGGGTTTCTCTCCTGCCCTCCTCGTGTCCATGGCCCTTGCGATCTCCACCACGATCAGGGCAAGCTCCCTCGCGAAGTCTCGAACGTCTTTCGGTGCTCCATGAGGCAGAAGTTGATCGAGAGCGCGAAGTGCTTTCTCCGGGTCTTCCCTGTTTTCGACCAACGGTGCTGTCATTGCCCTCACTGTTCCGAGCGCATCTATGACCATCGTCATCTCGCCTCCCGGGCGCCCTCGGCACGCTCGACCTTTCCGCCGCTCAAGAGGCTGCGGCTCGGATGCTCCTCCACCAACCGCATCCGTCCGAATATATCCTCCAGTTCACCGCGGTTGACGCAAACGGTCCTGTCCTCCGGCATCTCCCTGCATCTTCCGACTGTCCCGTACTCGACCATATCGCCGAGCAGGATCTCGCCCGCCCGGCGGAGCGTTCCGACCTCCCCGTTCAGCGCGCCGCACATTGCCTCCGCATCCTCGTACGACGTGAACACGCTCGCGATGCACTCTGTCCCTCCCTTCGGCCTGATGATCCACTCATCGTGGCACACCTGCTTCACCACGTACTTCGTGCTCATCGGCGCGCCTCCCGAGCGCTCCTCGCCTTCCTCCGCCGGCGGACCCTTTTCGCCATGATCCGCCTGCGTCTCCCAACGCTCCGGGCCCGGTTCCGCTGCTGTCTCTCCTTCCGGGCCTCCGCCTTGCTCCTCACGTGTCTCGTCGCCGGGACCTCCCCGGGGATCTTCCGCTCTCCCGGCGGTGTCCTGTTGCACTTTCGGTGCATCCCCGTCCCGAAGTTGTAGCCTCCCCCGCGGGGACGGTTCAGGATGCCGCTGATGTTCATGTCTTCCTCCCGCTCGGCGGTGGCGGGCCCGGCGTCGTCGCTGGCCCGGTCTTCGGCGGGCCCTCCGTTCCCTTCTTCGTCGGCTGGTACCCTCCACCCGGGCGCCGCGCGCTTTTCATCGCATCTGCCGTGTCCGCCCTCATCTTCCGCTTCGCCGCCACGATGAGGATGTTCGCCCCGTACACCACCATGGCAAGGGCGCCGGCCGTGTATCCCGCGGCTGTCCAGTCGACGTAGGTCCCCTTCTCGGCGAAGATCCCCCCCGCCGCGATAGAGCACCCGCCGATCATCAGCAACAGGCCGACCGCCGCTGCCAGTTCGATCGTCGTTCTCGCCTTCATGGGATCATGTTCCCGATGGTGATGCCTTTGCCGGGCCCCATCAGCGTCCGGTGGATCTGAGCACGTGCGCGTTCCAGCATCTCCGCAACACGCTCAGCTGGCAGGTGCGAGCAGTCCACGATGATCGCCCCGTCGCTGGCCGTGGCGATGGCGATGACGTTCTCGTTGGGAACCCGCTTCCCCGTGCTCTCCTCAAGGTCGTTCGTCAGGATGGTGGCCGTCTCGGCTGTCATGCCGGTACCCCATCGTCGTCCTCGTCGTCCTCCGGCTCCCGCTCCGCGGGGTCCCCGTCCAGCGGCAGTCTCGGCTCGTTGCGCATGGGGTCCTCGTGGCGCTCCACCAGAAGCTTCACGGTCTCGACGCTATCGAGCTTCTTCCCGGGCACGATGGTCACGGTGAAGAGCATCCCCTGATGGCTCTCCACGTACTGCGCCTTCTTCACCAGTCCGGGGGTCCCCGGGTCCCCCATCAGCAGGTCCAGTCTCAGTTCCGGAAATTCCATTCTCTCGTCTCCTTCTCTCTCGTCTCTTCTCGGGGCCCTCACGGCCCTGCGGATTACCCTACCATGGCGCTCCGTCTGGCGCCAAGCTCTGAATGCTCCTGCGACGACCGCTGCAACGGCTCTCAACGCCACGCCGGCCGCCCGGGCATCAAGTCTCAGGTGTGATGTTCGCACCAGCATCTCCTGATGTGTCAGGTGGGGGCTCAGCTTCCCGCTTTCCGCGGCGCCGTCCGTTCCCGCCCTTCTTCTTCCCGTTGCCGTTCCGTGCCTCCAGAACCTTCGCTACCTTCTCCTGAAAGCCCCCGTTCCCCCCCTCTCCGGGCATCGCTGGTACGTCCTTCCCGAAGAGGTCCGTGATCCCCCTCTGCGCCGCCCGGCGGACGATCCGCTCCTCGAAGCTCTCTGCCACGATCACAGAGCCGATCTCCTCATCCTCCCGCTCGTGGTCCCCCCGCAGCTCCTTCGCCGTCCACGCGATGTTCCGGGTCCCCGTGGTCAGGTCGCGGAAGGCCGTCGCGCTCCCCTCCCCGTTCTTGATCCGCTTCGCCTCCTGCTGTATCTCGCCAAGTCCGAGGTTTGCAAGGAGTTCTGTCACGTCCGCGCAGGTCTCCAGCGCCCGGGTCAGCTTCTTCTCGATCTTCGCGGCGAGCTTCGTGGTCGCCTTTTCCTCTGCCATTTTGGCGGCCCGTGTCGCCATTTGTCGCTTTTTTTTCGGGTTCCATCCCTCCGCTTTCGCCCTCCTGTAGATGCGGCTGATGCTGATTTCGTACCTCGCCCCGAGCGCCCTGTACGTAGTGCCGCCCTCCTCGTAGGCCTTCCTGATGCTGGCCCACTCATCCGGTTGGAGCTGCTTGGCCGTTGTTCTGTCCCCTTTACCCGGAGCTTCCCGGGGTCGTCTCCTGCTCGATCTTCCGCGTGAAAGTCACTGGCAGCGCGATCAGGCAATGATACTCGTCCTCCGGTCCCTTCAGCATCATCACGTCGTCGCGCTCGTTCCAGTGTTTCTCGCAGACGGGTATCCACTTGTCGATGTAGACCGCATGGTCCTCGGTACTCCTCTCGTGATCGATCTGGGAGCTGTGGATCTCCCGCGCTCCCTTCTCCTCGCATACCACGTCCAGCAGCCGCCTCGCCTCGTGGATCAGATCCTCGACCGGGTGCTTCTCGTCAGCCATCTCTGTCTACCTCCAGGGCCGCAAGGGCGGCCACAACCTCATCACGTAGCTGCTTGATCGTCAGCCCTTCGTGGAACACGCACCCGGTCCAATCTTGGACGTGGGCGCACGCCGTACACAATCGATCACTCGCCTTGACGAGCCGATCCACGGGATCGGGCTGCTCTAGCGGCATCTCCTTCAACGCAGGGCAGTCGGGACGGCCTTCCCCGCGCACGCACTCGAGCCAGTCCCCCGAGACTGGATCCTCGAGATGCACGCAGAACCGCCGCCCTCCTACCTCGTCCACGCGCGCACCGTCCGGAGAGTTCGTCCTGCATCCACACCACCTCGCCATCCACGCCTGCATCTCCTCGCTCGGGGCGCTCACCGATTCGCCTCCCGGTTCAGTGCGGCGTCGAGCAACTCGCATAGAACGTCCGCATGACACGGTAACGGCTTACACCAACACCCCAACGTGATCTCCTCCGGATGGTCACGGTAGGTCCATCCCGCCTTCGCTCCAAGCTCGTTCAACTCCATCCTGAGCGCCGTCACAAGCTCTGGTCGTTGCCTGATCCACTCTCTATATTCGCGAACCGCAGTATCGTTCGCCTCAAACCGACTCATTCGTCGGCTCACGCATCCGCGCCATGCAACGGACCATAGGTCACGTCCTGCCTTGACAACCCTCCACGGATTCCCCCACCGCGATGGACGACATACGCGGATATCGGCCTTCTCGTGGCGCAGGTTTACAGCCCGGAAAACTAAATCAGGCATGTCGATCCTCCTCCCGGTTCAGCGCGGCAAGCTCAGAGTCGATGGCGGCCTCGAATCCCTCAAGCTCGCAGAGCCGACACTTACGCCGGAGATGGCCGTGCTTGCACTCTTCCCCGAGCTCACCGTCCGTGTTGGCTGATGCCGCTAGCAAGACTCGACTCAACGTCTCCCGCACAGCCGCTCGCTTCTCGGACTCGGCCTTCAGGGCGCGGGATTTCCACTCGTCGCGTTCTCTCGTCATCGCGGCAAGATGCTCCGCGAGATAGTGTTTATCGAGCTCTCCGGGCATCGGCTCTCTCTTTCTCAAGTGCTCCTCCTCGTAGCGAGAGAGCCACGACTCGGCGGCGTCAGCACACCGATTCAATTCCTCACCGCAAAGTTCATATGCTTTCGAAGGGGCAAGGCATGCCAGCGCCATCTGGCCAGCTTCATATCTCGCCGCCTCGATCAGCTCGCGGATGGGGTGCTTCGCGTCGCTCATTTCGTCTTTCCCCCTCTCCACTGGCACCAGAACTGCTCCGGGGGCACCGCCATCGCGCAGTTGTGCGCTATCGAAAACCCACGGGCCTCTGCCGCGCTATCACGGGCGAACGCTTCCTCCCCTCGGACCATCATCCTGCCGATCTGCCTCTCCTCGTCGTCGAGGCGCGCCTTGAGATGCCTGTCGATGCTGTCCCTGTACCCTTTAAGGGCATCCACGACCTCCTCCGCAATGTAGGTAGTCATGTCGTCTTTTCCTCCCACTCCGCCCGGTCCCGGGCCTCTCCGGCAACCGTTTCCAGCACGCTCTTGACCTCTGGCGTCGGCCGGTTCTCGTCCGTCCATCCGGCCCACTCCTCGATCCACTCGGCGAGGTCATTCAGGGCCTTCGCTGCTTTCTTGCTCATGCCTTCCCCCTCATGGCTTCGCAGAGCACGTTTTCTTCCGTCGCCGACCGTGCCAGCGCTTCCGCCTGCTCCCGGTTCATCCCGTTTTCCATCAGGATCGCCACGTGGGTCTCGAACTCGATCTGCCTCGTCAGCTCATCGTCCGCTGGTAGCCGGAAGCTGATCTTGATCCCATCGCCGAGATCTTCGATGCGGATGTCAAACGGGTCTTTCTCCTCCTTGGCGCCCCGTTCCAACACGTCCGCTAGGAATTTCCCGATCTGTCTCCTCGTCTCCGCTGTCATGGCGACGGGTCTTCTCGTCCACTCGACGACGTGGAACATGTATCTCCCGTCCTGCATCTTCACCGTACCGATGAACCGGGCATCCTCACCCTCCTTCGGGGCTACCTCCTTGCCTGTTCCCCAAACATGCAGCAGGTGTGTCTCGCACTCGACCATTCCGGGGTCCACGAGGGCGTAGGCCACGATCGTGTTCCCTTGCTCCTCAACGGATAGGAACCGTGATCCTTTCGGTGTCTCG